CCCAAAAGCGTTGAGCGCCCGTATAGGTGCTTGCGGTCAACTCCCAAATATCGTTCAGGACGAAACTGTCCGCAATGTTCGTGTTGTTATTTAAGGTGACATTGAGTACGCCACCGGGATAGTTGTCCAAGTAATTGTGGCGACCAGAAAAATAGTTGAGCGACAGGATGGAGGAACTGACATCCAGTAGCGACGATGTTTGTATCAGTTTCCAAGAGACTCTAGGCATTACATCGCTCGAGTGTTTACGGGCACGGGGCCTGACTGCCGAACATACTGTTGGAGGGCTCTGACGATTGAGTTGGGGTCGCCACCGTTGACAGTGACGTTAATTGTTGTTCCATTATTCATTGCACCATTTGATGTGATACCGCCTGAGGTTCCGGGTGTGAATAGTTCGGGTCCTCGCTCTCCGACTAGATACGACTTGCCTGCCATGACAGGTCCGCCCGACGCGCGAGCGCCTGAAACGATTGGTGCAGATACGCGACGGAAAATAGAAGCATCGGTACCGTTGGAACCGATACCAGCCTTCAGAAACCTAACTAAATTAGCTGCACGATCAAGTCGTTCAAGGTCCATGCTGTTGAGTTCAATAGTCACCATCGTTGTTAGCGACGGCGGAAAAGCAGATTTCATTTCATCAAAATCTTGGATGACTACGAGTTGCGCTGCGTGAAATGCGTCTAACTCTTTCTTGCCACCACCAAAAGCAGCGATAGCAGTGTCGCGTAAAGTGATCAGGTCGGCATCTAACTTGTCTAGATTGACTTGAGTTTGGAACTTGTCAAGCAAATTGCTCCATGCTGCAGTCGCGTTATCTGTCGCAGTTTTGGCGTTGATCAACTTTTGTGCCATTGAGTCAATTTGAGGATTCGTATGATTTTGGATCATTGAAGCAACATCACTACTGCGTGTTCTAAAAATATCTAACTCGTGATTTGTCGCATTTAAGCCGACAGTCATATTGACTGTCTGTTGACTAAAACCGTTGATTCCGTCTTTAACAACCTGAATGACCTCAGGAACAACACTTTGGAGATCGTTCCACCATGTAGAGAAATAAGTTTGATGCCAACGCTTTTGAAGTTGGCCATACAAACCCTCTAGACCGACAACACTCTGATTGACAAGATCAACAATGTCGGTCACGATAGGGACAAGGAACTGACCGAAAGCAATAGAAACCCTTTTACCAGCATCAGCCAATTTGTCCATTGAGTCACGGAACTTTTTCGCTTTAGCCAATTCAGCCGGACTAATAACCTGTTGACTTGAAACTTCTTTCAAGTTCTTTTTGAGAACACCTGAACCCATGTTGATAAGTTCGGCCATCGACTGCCAGCCTTTGCCAAGTAACTGTGTAGCAACTTTGGCTTTTTCTGCTGGGTCTTTGATTCCTTTAAGTTTTTGGATGACATTCAGAAAAGTACCGTTGACGTCAGTTGTATGACCGTCAGTTGTAGCGACTTCTATCCCTAGTTGTTTGAACAAATTAGGTGTAGTGCCCAAAGTTTTGTTCATTTTGTTGATACCTGTTTGGATTGCATCCGAACCGATACCGATATCTTTTCCGACTTCCATCCAGCGGGAAGCATCATCGACTGCTAATCCTGTTGCATCAGAAAACTTGCCTGCTTCTAACGCGAGACTTTGGAATGCTTGGATTCCTTTAGCAGCAAAAGCAGCAAAAGCAGCTGCACCAGCAATAGCAAAAGTACCTGCGTTTGCTTTGACTGAGTCAAGTACTGATTTAGTTCCCGCTTTGAACTTATTCATTCCGCCTTGAGCATCAGCAACAGACTTTTTGAAATCACCAAAAGCAAGTTTGGCGCGCTTTAAACCCGCATCCTGAAGATCAGTAATAATTGGAATACGAATAGCCATTACAAGATCACCATTTTCTCTATCGCAGAAATACGCTTCATAACTTGATCAACCGACAACTGCAACTCTGCCTCAATACGGCCCTGATTGTTTTCGTAGGCTCGCCACATTATGCGCGGTCTAGTAGCCAAACCATTTAATGCCCGACCTAACGCATTGTTACTGTTTAGACCGGCATAGTCAATCACTGAAGCAGCACCGTCTTTGTTAACAATGGTTAGAACGGCATCTTTCTTTTTAGATAGCGACGTTTCAACCTTGACACCCGCAACTGCTTTTTCTTGCGAATAGGGAAACAATGGGCGACCACCGGGTTTCCATGTACGTGACAGACCGGAGGGCAAACCACCATTATTTTTAGTTGCGTCCTCAGTGGGATACAAACTTTTAGCCTCATCCACGGCAACACGCAAAATCTTTTTAGCGTCCTTGAAGAACTGTTTTTTAACCTCAGGTTGGATTTTCTGCAACGCTTTGAGAGTGGACTCGAGGCCCTGTATTTCCAAACTCACGATGTCACCTCTCCTTCAGGATCTCTGCGACTGTCAGGAGGTCGTCAACATCAAAGACTACATCACTCGGATACCAGCCTGTAGTGACAAGAAGTTGGGCTAGTGAGTGTCGGAAACTTCCGTCGGGATAACTTTTCCCTCTTCACTGTTCACTATCTCAATGTCAATCAGTTTGTTGACAAAAGAGTCAAACTCCACCGGGATGGACTGCCCGTGATCGGTTTGTACTTTGGCTGAATGCCAAGCCATGAAAGCCATGTCCTCCATACCGAAGTTGTCAGCGAGGTCGCTGGTTTTCATTTTGAATTTGCGTTCCCACGCGACCAATGTTGCGAGCGTTGTCGTGATGGTGGCGGGTCCGTATCCGATATCAAAACGGATGGTGAGTTTCATGTCGGGCTCATTTCTGTAGGGGTTGTTTAGACTTCAGTCCAAGCAAATGATCCGCCCATAAATTGAACGGTGCATTTCGTTAATTCGCCGAGAGCGTACGTCACTGGAAGTTCGGCGAGATATGAGTTGGTCAAAGTACCGATTGGGTTGGTGGCGCTAGTGGCAGCCGACGAACCCTGAATGGTGATTGAAGCGATTTGAGTGCCGACTAAAGATTTGAGAGTTGCATAGGTTTCGGTTGCAGCTGTTGACCAATACAGGTCCACGGTCAAAGAGTTGTCCTGCAAGCCTGCTGTGTAGGTGATTGAAGCACTACCGAAGCCATTTCCTTGCAGAGCAGTAAGTTTCTGCGACAAACTTGCCGAAGTCGCCTGATCACTCAGGTCCACGGCACCGATTTTGAATACTGGATTGGAGAGGACTGTACTTGTTGCCATGACGGATCAATCTTTCTGTGCTTCGGTCGCGTCGGGCTTCTTGGCTAATTTAGCACCCTTCGACGGGTGAGTGTCGGAACGCTGAATAAACCCTCCAGCGAGCAACCAGACAATGTCATCAGACGGTTGAGCAACAAACGCTGTCCCGATCTCGCCGACACGACTTGAAGTAATAACGTAACGATCCATTGCTATCCGTTCTGTGCTTGTAATGGGATGATGACTTCGTAACCCGCGAACTCTTGACCGCCAACCGTGACCACTTTTGGTTGGGCCGACATGACCGCAATGTTTTTGGTGATCAGTGCAGCTGTCAAATTGAGCAGTTGGCGTAATGCGTCAAGGTTGCCGGGGCCCGTAGAAATCAATGTCACGGGGAAGTTCATTTTGACAATGTTGTAGTTGAACGACTCGATGGTCGGAGCATCAACAAAAGCGCAAGGTGGAGCGATATTGCGAGGATCGTCAACCACCCTAAGGCCCGTGATGCCTTGCAGAATAGTGACCAGATCATCAAAAGCATCGTTGAGAAAATCTGTGTAAGCCGACTGGTCATAAACAACACCTGCTTCGTTGTAGGTGATCGTGTCGTCATAGACGATAGGGGCAGTTGAGATAGCCATTAGGCGACCTGTGGTCTGTTGATACCTAACAACTGTTTGACGATGCCTGAGAGCCCTACAGTGGGCGCTGTGCCCATGTCAGTGAATGAGGCGAACTGGTCTATGGAACCTTTTTGGCGGAACAGGGCCGAACCGTACATGATCGTCCCTAAAGTGACATCACCCGACGGTGAAGTCGTAAGCGAGTCAATGTAACCCGACTCCTGACGGCGACGGAAACAGAACGCGTTAGCAGCTGACGCACACTGAGTCAAGAAAGCCATATCGGACACACCCAATAACGGGACAGTCAAATAGGTTTCAATATCTTCAGCAGTGATCCAAGTACAAGTCTGAGTGAAACTGACAGTGCCCGTGATCGCATGCAACTCTGCAGGAGTTTGAGTCTCCGCCCACATGACCGCATTGGCAAGAGGATACGAAATGTCGTACTCGATAAGCCCTTCAGTGTCAACATTGATCGGTAAGTATTGGGGTAGCCCGTAAACAGTTTTGACACCGTTGTATAGATCGTCCCATCCTGCGACAGTGATCGTTGCACCGACCACGATCTCGTTCGGGGTGAGCGTTGTTACGCACACATAACCCGGAACGATGACCGCGGTTTGCAGTGTGTATGTTGCCGTCACGACGGCCTCCGATCAGGCTTGTGTGATCTTGCGGATCATGCCCGACACGGCAGCGAAGGTGCTGACGTAAGCATGAACCGAGAACAAACGGCTGAGAGTCGCAGGCTGCTCTACGGACATGATTCCGCGGATGCTTTCGTAGTACTCGAATGCCTTACCAGCGTTGGTAATAACCATTGTTTTGGCAGCAAAGTTGCTGTCAACGACGATCTCAAGTCCGAGCGGGTTAGAGCCGACCCAAGTGGTTGCGTTTCCGCCACCGAGCGCGTTCTGTCCAGCGAGTCCGGGTGCGCCGACATACGGGAACAGTGGACGGTTGCTTGAGTCGACAACCTGACCCAACTGGCCCCAAACATCAGGCGACACGAACAAAGTATCGGGGAAGAAGTTGGTTCCGTTTGAAACGTCAACTGCTGCGTCATAGATGGACTTCATCAAGTCAGTTGCAGTGAGGTCCCATACACCCGATGAGGTTGCAGCTGCGAGAAGTGCGTCGGCTGCGATGTCGTCGGTCTTGAGCATGAGTTCGCCCATAAGGTCGGCCATGATCAACTGCATTGCTGCGGGCGACGTAAAGTCAATATCTTGCATTGAGAGGCTGACCTGCCCCGCTACGGTGGTCTTAGAAATTGAGTTGGAAGCAATCACCATTGTGGTTGCGGACACTGCATCAAACTCGGCTGACTGCGCAGCTGCGGTCGTGTGGGTCGTGATCGTCGGACGAACGAAAGTCTTTTGTGCGCCACCGTCAGGATATGCGCGAGCGCCAAGACGATTAACAACTGGACGCACAAAATTGATGTTCTGAACGAGCGGTCCGAGAACGGGAACTGGAAGCAGACCGGGTGTGTTCGTGGTAGCCACATCGCCTGCAGCAGCTTCATAGGTGGACTGGTTTTCAGTGCGCCATTCAGTGACCGAAGCGTTGACTTTTGCGAAAGTTTCTCCGCCTTGATGGTAAGCGGCCATCCACTCGCCAGCCGAAGGCAAGCGTACGGGACGCTTAGCCGAAGCGAAAATGGTGGGTGCTGATGGGGCTGCTTCGGGTGCTGCTGCTTCGATGTGTTCTGACACGATGGTCTCCTCGACTTGTGGTTCTGTTACTAAGATTTCGTCGGGAGTCGTGTCTGCGGAAGCAGCCACATCTGTGATAGTAGCACCGCTGAATGCTGGTATGGGGACAAGGCTCAACTCGCGCCAAACCGCTGACGTGATAATCATCGTCCCATCTTCGGCGCGTGAAGAAGTCACGACATCCACACCAACCGAAACATTGTCCAGTACACCCTCTTTGGCAAGTTGCAATGCCTCGTTGCCTGCTGGAGTGTCCGCGATCTTGGCGGTAAACAACATTCCCTCGGGTGTTTCGGTGCGTGAAGTTACAAGGCCGACAGGCTGCGAAGAGTCGTGATACATAAACAGTTTTGGTGCTTTACCGTCAAGGGGAAGTGAGCCGGGAGCAAACTGGACTTGCGTCCCATCGCTCACGGTTGCGCTCACATTGTATGGGGCTGCGATACCAGAGATAGTACGGGTCGGTGTTTCACCAGCTGCTGCTTCAACATCAACTGCAAAACCTGCGGATAAAGTTAATTTCATGAGTTTGACTCCTGCATTGGGGCTGTATTTGTTGGTGTTTTGATTGGCATTTCTTCGGACATCATTGACTCAAGGTAGGAGTCAATATCAAAGCGGACATAAGTTCCGCGAGGCAAAACATTGTTCATGCTTAAAGTCTGCGACACACAGTCAAGATATTGGCGTGCCCCAAATAGGTAGAGGTCCTCACGAGCGCCCGCCGACGTGGTGTATTGGTAACTACCAATGTCAAATCCTGCAAGATAAAACGGGATATTGCCGAGCCTGCACATTTCTTTTCCGCTGAAATCTGCTGACTCAATCATCAACATATTGTCAGGGAGTGCTTTAGTTTCCTCATATTTGAGAAACTCGTTGAGAGCTGCAGTCTGATTATTAACTCGAGCAGAGTTGAACGCGGTTGCAAGATCGGCCAGTTCCTGACCCGACAGGGGTTCACCACCCGTCTGCATCAAAACGCCTGATGGCAAAAGGCTTTCGGCGTTGCGGTAACGCGAAGCCTCTACACGCAACGCTGTCTCAATAGCGGTCTGCGACTGATAGATGATTCCTTGTACCGGGCTAATGAATTGCACCAAATCGTTAGGATCAAGCATTCCACCCTGAAAATACACTTCCTTAGAAGGTGCATACCACACAGGTCCCGACTGGTCTTGAGTGTTGACAGAGCCTGCAGGGATACGCGTGAATGAGGCAGGGAAACCGTCGGCTGTACGACTGGTAATAAACCAAAATGCGCGCCCAAAATACAGAAGATCATCCAACGTCCAAGCCATCAAAGTGGCATACGGAACCGTGGGGTCGGGTTGACGTAACCATGAACGCGGAGCAATCGGCACACAGTCCATTTGCTTATCCACGTCATTCCAAACCTCGTTATACATCTCCAACTCAGTAGAAGAAATAACCGATGCAAGCAAGTCGCGGGCACGACTCAAAGTAGGGATACTGTTAGCCCTATTTCGTAGATCGCCCTCATAATAGGAGTAATACTGACCAACAAAACTTGCGCCCTGATTCGACGTATATGTACCGTACGATCCTGCAGCTGCAGCCTTATGAGATTCCGTGATCGGCGACACTGCTGCTTTCGTTACTGGTTTAGAAAATATGCCCACGGGTCATCCGATCTTTAAGTGTGATGGGCAAGCCCGACACCTGCCCACCACATCATCACAATAGTTCACCCGACAACGATCATGGGTTTAGCCCGATTCTGATATTTGCTAGACAACGCGATACCCCACACGGCACACTTCGCCAACTCAATCGGACCGGGTGACGACTTGTGGCTCAAAGTGACTCCCATACCCGTTTTAATTAAGACCGCTCTCGACATATGTTCCGAAAGTGTGAGTTGCCCTAAATGCTTGACCCGCTTTTCAATAATCATTTTTTGAGCGAGGCCCGTGAACTTAATCAGTTCCGCTTGACCAACAATGGTCATCCTGCGACGCAAGTTCAAGGGAGCGTGGATCTCCAAAGTTGGTGTAATAGCGAGGGCGACCTGTTTGTCGGCCATCACCCGCTCAACCTCCGCCCACATCGCTTCCTCGTTATCAACGATGAACTCCACAAAGCACGTCACTATCCCGTCCACCATTGACGAACGGACACCCACATAACGGTTCGTATCCATACTCATTTCGACACATAAGACACCGCCACCCGGCATAGACCCATCAACCTTGCACGATCCCCAAACACCCTCTTCTAACCAACTGCCCCTACTGGAAATAAACATATTTAGGTGGGCGCGTAGGAAACTGTCTTTCTTTGACACGGCTTGCAACGCTTCAATCGTGATCGTTTTACCCAACGCAGGATTGGCATAAATCCAGTTTTGAGGGTTCCGCCAATCCCGATCACCGATACTCCATTCCGCGAAATAGAGCCGTGAACGCTCACCTCTCTCTATTTCGTTGATAGCAGTCTCACGCATATGGATCATTGCAACTGATGACTCATCACCAGCTGTGCTCCAGCAGCTCAACAAAGGGTTTTTACGCGCAATCTGCGACGGCCTCAAAGCCTCCGACAAACATTTCTCCGAAACATTGAACAACTCGTCAACCACAATCAAGTCATACGACCCACCATGAAGATTCGGACTCGCAGCACGAACCTCCCACATAGACCCATCAGGCATCGTCACCGACTTACGACCAAACGTCCTCATCGCTTTAGCCCCAAACAAATCCACCAGCAACGGCGCAAGAGTATTGAAAATTGCTTCCGCACGATCCAAACGGTTAGCGACCGACAAGATGTTCTGAGGTGTTCCACGCATTTTCGCATAGTCCGTCAACCACCAACCAATCATTGCCTGCAGCCCAACCGACTTACCGTTCTGTCTAGCAGTGCTGCATAAAGATTCACGGAACTGCAAGTCACCATTTTCGTCATGACTAAGTTGCCCAGATAATGCCAACAATTGCCACTCAAACAGACAAATGTTTTGATACGTTTCCGCCCACTTAGCAACTTGGGGGCCATAAGACAGATTCGACAAGCCGGTCGTTTCCAATCTCGGTTTATAGTCGCTGAGCAGGGCAAATGTGGACTGATTTCCGCCAGTTCTCGCCAGTTCAAGGTCAGGAGACATTCTCAGAAGCGG